GACCCATCTAGCACGAACGGAGTCGCCGAAACGACCTTCGTAGCTACAGCGCCACAACCGCACCTAGTGGTTGTAGTTGTGCTGTCTACAAATTCCTCAAACAAATGACCGTTTTTGCACCTAAAGTCAAAAACTCTAATCATCTGTTCCTACCAAATCTTCATAACTGTTGTTTATTGAATCCTCAAACTGCAACAGATATAGCAATACTTCTAACTGACCCTGCCTAAAAAACAAATCGTCAGCGTCTTTTACCATCGCGACATTATTAATAGTGGCCGCGTTCGATGTCAACTCTTCAGTTAGCTGTTTCCAACCATCGCTTCTAAATAAATCAAAGTAATCGTTGTAATACTTTTCATCTTCACGATTCATCAGGCTTTCTTTTTCCTTCTTTTGCCAGATGCAGTAACCGCATACTTAATGGCTTTTGGCCCTTTTTTCTTGCGTTTTGCGGCTTCTTTTTCTGCCTTGGTCATCTTGGCAGCTACAGCTTTGGGCCTACAGGCTGGGTATGGACGCTTAGACCCTTTAGCTTTCTTACGACCACACTTCTTGCCGGTCTTAATATCTACCCAATCTTCTTTAAACCATTTGGTTAAGCCACCTTTAGTCTTAGCCATAAGTACCGCCACGCTTTTTGTATTCCCGCACCAGCCACGCATTGGCATAGGCACTAGGATATACGTCAAATTTACGCTTGGCCGCAGCCTTAACCCTAGAGTAAAGAGCCTTGTTCTTTACATTATCGGGTATAGCACCCTTCTTTTTTTTGGCCTTAGACTTAGCTTTAGGCATTACTTCTTTGCCTTTTTCTTGGCTTTTTTCTTCTTCTTTTTAGCTGGCTTAGACTTGTACGCACCCATTCCATAACCCATAGCAGCCTCCTATTTGCTTTTATGGACTTTCTGAACCTTGAAATCTACTGATTGAGAAGCGCCTTTGTGCGGCTTGTATCCCCCAGGTGGATTCTTCATCAGCTTGTATTCTTTGCCATCCTTCATCCAATGATAGCCTTTTGGTGCTTTTACCTTCATACCATCACCACTTTTTGCACGACCAGTATCGTGCTGTCAGTTTACTAGGCGGGTTTGTATCACACTTGTGCCTAGCCCGAAATGACTTGCGTCTAGCTGGTTGACTCTTCTTAATCGTCATTTTGGCATCACCAAACCTAATCGTTTTGGTCTTGTCCCCCTGCTTCGCCACTACTACGAACTTCTTGGTCGGATGGTTCGGGGTTCGTTTCGGTTTGTTGTACCCGCTTACGCCCGCGCGTACCAACTTTGGATCTTTTTTCGTAGCCATCAAGCCTTTCCTCAAGCTGGTCTAATTGCCGCCTCAAGTCGTTCAACTGCTCCGTCTGCTTCTTGAAGGCTTCGTTGACCTGACCGAACAGGTTGTTGAGTTCCGTTTGCGTCATTAGCATTTTGCTGTTTGCCCTTTAGTTCGCTTTCTTTGAGAAGTCTATCTGCAACCTTGAGCCTTCTTTCAAACTCTTTGTCATCTTCGTTACCTTCTTTTAGGTTTCTGGTTACAGCATTAACAACGTCTATCTGAAGCTCTTGTGGGGCTAGCTGGGCCTCAACTGCCAGCTTTTGCGCGCGAGCCTGAGATTCAGCGGCCTGACCGCTTAGTGCCGCTGTTTGACTTTGTTGCAAAGCTACCTGCGCCTGTTGCGCCATCATCGCCATCTGCTGGGCTTGAGGATTAGGCTGTGCCGCTTGTTGCATAGCCGCCATCAACTGCTCACGGTTGTTGAGGTTCATGTTTTCAATAATGCTTTGCATCAGTATTGAGTAAGCAGGGCTATCCTGTTTCATGGTCTGAAGCAACTGCACTAGCTGCGAAACCTCATATTCCCTAGCAATAATCCCCAAGGTACTCGTAGCAACAAACTTATAGTCCGCTACGGGGTAGTTTTCGGGGTCAAACTGCATATAACGGTGTGCCGCTTTGGTTACAAAGGGCAAGAGGAAGGACTGTTGGAAGTTAATAAGAGTACGCTTATGACGCTTGATAATAGCGCCGAGAGACATACTGATGCCAGCGGCTGTCGCTTCACCATTAACCTGGCCTGCAATTCCAGCAGAATCAACCGCCCCTGTAGCCTGTTGAACCATTTGCTGTAGCGCGGCGGCTTGACCAAACGTAATCTGACTGACTTGCCCGAAGTTGAACGGCTGAAGTACTTCACGCGGATCTCCGTTGGTTAAGATCATCTTGCCGGGTCGAACTTCCGGTTTGGCCCCTCTCGGAAGTCTTGTAGCATCAACGGCCAGCATTGGGTGGATGGTTAGACTCAGGGCATCTATTCTTGCTCTAAGTTCTGTATCCAGTGCTTTTTGACTGTTATAGCCCTTCTCACACACACCACGGCCCCAGAATCGCCCAGGGACTACATCCCAAGGAAACGCCACAACAGGCCGGTCGTTCATCATGTAGGGGTTAACTTCAGCCTTGAGCAGTACGCCACCATTAGCAATCACAACGATTGCCTCGACATACATGGAGTCTTCTTGTATCTCGACATCTTCTTTTTCCAAAAGATCCCTAGGTACAAGGCCGTAGTATTTAGTCAGACGAACCTTGTCATCATTATAGATAGTCAGGTCTTGATCGGGTTCCAAATCGGTATCTGGAGCGGCTGATTCGATCATCGCCTCGCGATAAACACCCTGCTCTTGCAATATCTCAACGCTATGGCGGCTAACAAACTCATCGACCGCCACACCGTAGGCATCCTCAACCGAGGTCGCTACGGGGTCTATTAAGAAATTTTGAGGCAATACCGGCTTGAGCTTTACGACTACACGGTCGGTAATATTGACGCCAACAGCCTGAAGATCACCACCCATAATGGGTTCGGTAGCAGGGGCCATTTCCTTGATTTCTTCTAGGACAACTTCACCAACACCCGTACCAAATACGGCTGAGTTAATTAAACATTCCGCTACAGCTTTACGAACCTTGCAGGCTTCAAAGTCTTCAGACAGCTTGTTTCGTAAAAACAAAGCGTCTTGTTTTTGTGAATCAACTACATCATCAGCAATATCAAAAAATTTGCCACGACCAAATGTAGCTTCTTCCAGTTCTGCAACATTGGATTCAACGGCCTGCTGCAAGGCTGGTGAAATAATCCTTGAGCGTTCTGACGCCCTTTCGGAATCCTCTGGACTCCACTGACCACGCCAAAGTCTGTAGTACTCATCAAAGCGGTCTTCATAGTTTGATTCGTAGTAATCACGCCAATCATCACATTTGTTAATAACCCACGATTCAATGGACTGCTCTGCCATGAGGGGGTCTGGGCTGTAGTCATCTGCCATTTTAGTATCCCGCTACCACATCCAAGATTTCGTGGTCTTCAATTTCATATTCATAGTCATAGGCTACTTCAGCCAACTGATCTATGTACGCTAACGCATCAATCAGGTCATCGTGCGTCAAAGCATCTGGAAACTGAAACAACTGGTCAAGGAACTTAACATTCCATTCGCCTTGATTCAGAGTGATATAGCCGTTTTCAAACCGGCCCTGTAAGGCCCACATCACCCGGTCAGTCTTTTTCTTGTTTCCGTGCGTTAATTCCTCAACTCTGAAAAACGTGCCATACCGCTTCATCAAGTCAGAAAGCGGCGACATTACTGCCTGTTTGGCGATTCCTTTTTCGATGCCGACACTAACGGGTCGATAGTCACGGACGGCCTGAAAGATCTTCGTAGCCGTCTCATCAAGGCCCCAGCGACCGTAGATAATGTTTTCCACAAACCAGCCATTCTCATTCACCTTTGCTACTGCAATCGCAGTATCGTCCAGTTTTGTATTCTTGGTTCGTTTCTTGTTTACATCTTCAAAGCCAGCTAGGTCAACGGCAATATAGTAATCGCCCTCTTCAGGCTCTTCCCCAAATTTAACCCAGTCTTCCTTAAACATCTCAGAGCCTCTAGCTTCAAATGAAGCCATGAACTCTTGTCTGAAGGCGTAACTAGACATGGATTTCTTGGCAATGTCAATTTCGCCAGAATCCAGAACAGAATTATCGTAACTCGTAAAGTGCCACGACTTGTAGGTTTCGTCATCACCTAGCTCGGCATACTTGTACAATTCGTAGAAATGATTACGGCCCATCGGCGTACCGATAAACAGCGCCTCACCTTTCTGGTCTGTCAAGGCAGGTCTGAGGATTTGCTCCCAGACATCGGGCTTCATATCGGCGTATTCGTCCATGACAAGATACTTCAAAGACACACCACGCATGGTTTCGGGTCTATCAGCACCTTTTAGGCTAATCGTAGCCCCGTTGACCAGCTTGATTTGAAGATTGTTGATGTGCGAGCCAGCAATGACAGGATGGCCCAATTCCATAAGGGTTTGCCACATGATGTCACGGGCCTGCCCCTGAGTCGGGGCGACATAGAAGACATGGCCCTTATCGGCCTGTAATCCGTTGATAATCAATAGCCATGCGGCTAATCGGGATTTTCCGGTACGTCTACCGGCGGCGACCACCTTAAAACGAGTGGGATCAGCAAAAACATCTTGCTGCCATGACAAAAGACTGACGTTTAGGTCGGCCATTACTCTTTTTTGCCCAAAAATAGACCAAACGCACCAGTTAAGGCCCCTGTCATGACCGAAACTAGTGCAGCCTGCTCAGGATTAGGGTCAGGCAAGGACATAAACCACTCTACAGTGCGATACGTCATGGCAATCATTGCAAACATTAGCAATCTTGGGATTATTCGCCATGCGTTTAGCTGTTCAGGGGTCATTAATACGTCCAGACCACAGGGGTTGTGTCCCTGCTATCCACATGAATAAAGGTTTTAGCAATGCCAACGCCACCAAAACCCATCTTAAAGGCATTTGCAAGGATAATATGGCGTTCAGCGCCAGAAACAGTGTAAATATCCGCTGCAATACCTTGAGTATGAGTACCGGGCTTTTCTTTTTTAGCTTCTATTGAGTGTTTGGGATCGCGATAGCCAGAGGTAATCGTAAAGGGAAAACCACAC